GCATTATCCTCGCTCTCAGCAACACCGGACTGGATGACCCGATCCGCCACGGTCGCCCAGCGGCTTCCGTGAAATTGACCCTTGGCACCGACAAGGCCGAGTATCTTCTGGAACGCAAGATCACGAAGAAGGGCAGCTATCTCACACTGACTGACGCCAACGGAATCCCCGTGCAGAAGGCTCAGACGTTTCTTAACGGCCTGCTTGGCAACTACGCATTCGACCCGCTGGAATTCACTCGCCTGAAGCCGAAGGCACAAGTGGAAGCCCTCAAGACTGCCGCTGGACTCGACTTCACCGAACTGGATGCAAAGCGCGCCGGCCACTACGCCGAACGCACTGCCGCAGGCCGTGACGGCAAGGAAGCGGTTGCGCAGCTCGCTGCGGTGCCTGAGCCTGCTTTAGATGTCCCGACCGAGGAGTTGTCTGCGGCGGAGTTGATGGAGACTTTGCGGGGGATGGAGGAGAAAGTCAGAGCCGTGTCTGCTGCTGATGCGGATTATGTCACCATGAAGGCAACTTATGGGCAAGCCATTGATGCCGTTGCTCGCCTGACGGAACAGCTTGAAGGAGCAAAGAGGGCGCAGCGGGAAATGAGCGAAACGCTGGAAAAGAAGAGAACGCTTCTGGAAACAACCGTCACCTCCGCCCCCACCGACGCTGATCTCGCCGCCGCAAAAGAAGCCATCAGCAAAGTCGATGAAACCAACCGCGCCGTGCGCCAAGCACGCAAGCACGGCGAACTCACCGCCAGGGTGAAGAAACTCCGCGCTGAATACGCCACGCTTGATCGCAGGATTGAGGAGATCGACCTCGCGAAGTCCAACGCGATCAAAGACGCGAACCTTCCTTTGGACGGCTTAGAGTTGACGGACGAAGGCGTTTTGATGAACGGCGTGTTTTTCTCGCAGTTGTCCACGGCGGAGCAAATCCGAGTGTCGGCTTTGGTTGCTATGAGTCAGAATCCTAACTTGAAGATCGTGATCGTGAGGGAAGGGGCGCTTATGAATAGCTCTAACCTCAAGGTTCTTTCGGAACTTGCCGCCGAACGTGGATTTCAAGTCTGGATGGAAGTCATGAGGGAATCCCCCGGCACGGAGGGTTTGCATATCATCGACGGGCAAATCGCTTTCGTGGACGGCGAGGCGGTCTAAAAATCTCCTGTAATACAAACAACAAACAACAAGCAAAATGGACAAAGCACCAAATAACATCAAGCAACTGCGTGACGACCTATTAAAAGTCTATGCAGATTTAAGAAGCGGTAGAAAAACTGCTCAAGAAGTAAAAGAAGTCAACAACACGGCCAGAGCGGTTATTTCATCGTGCAAGGTTCAGTTGATGTATTCAAAACAAACTGGTGCGGTTCCTTCTATCGCGTTTTTAGAAGACTGATTCCATGTATTTTGAGACGCCCTTTAGCCGCAATGAATCGCTTCGCCGCGAATGGTGGAAATTCGCTGTGGCTAGAGGGCTAGTCCGACCTTCTTCGTTTTTTAGCGGGAAGGTGACTCCGACAGAAGCGAGAAACATGAAGAAGCGCAGCGTTTGCGGGGGATGCGCAACTCAGTATTCCTATGACGCAAGAACCAAAGTTATTTCCGGATTTTTTAGACCAAGCAATCCAATGCTCGATAAAAAACGTATCGAGGAATCTATTTCAACATTCTTAAGAGAAAGAAGACAGAGGCAATGCAAAGGAATAGCAGAACAAAGGACGAAGGAAGATTCAAAAAAATACGCAACCGAAATAAAGCAAACTCGATTTTATCACGGGCTAATAACCAAGGAGGTGAATAGGCTGCAATATCTTTCTAAAAAAGCAGGAGAGCCATCTGGATACAAAAGATATAGCCCTTTTTGGGGTAGAGACTTTATAGGGATGCTTCACCGGAGGATTAATTGCGCATCCTATCTTTTTAACAAAATAAGCGAAGACGCTAATCGAACGCTAGATGACATCTATCTTAGGCAAGCAGACGCTCTAAGTATTTTAATCCAAAGATTTCAACCAATTCACAAAATGAAACCACCAACCAAATAACATGAAACCAGAAAACACCATAACCGGCGTAGCCACCATTACCGACCTCAACGGCAAGCAAGTAATCATTGCCTGCGAGGATTTAGAAACCCTTCAAGCATACCTTGAGCAACAGAACGAAGTCGGCGCGCCTGAAGCGCGTAAGGTTGCAATTATCCTCGGACCATCAGCACTATGAAAATCACCCGCACCGAACAATCATCCCACTGGTATCACCGCGACGGCACCGCCTGTCACGAAGTCATCGCCAAGACCACCGGCCTACCACGTCCAACGAACGTCGCCGACGCCCGTAAGCTCAACCTTGTGCCATCGGTGACGAACATCCTGAACATGAAGGCGAAACCCGCCTTGAATACGTGGTTGCAGGACAACGCGATCCGGGCGGCACTCGCCACCCCGCAGAATCCAGGCGAACCGGAAGACCAATGGCATTCCCGAATTGCCGTCGAGTCTGATCGAATCGGCAGAGAGGCCGCCGAGTGGGGAACGCTCTTGCACGAACAGCTAGAGCACCTGCTGACCGGAGGTGCATTCACCGCCACCGGCGAGATCCTCGACTATGTGAGAGGCGCGGAAACGTGGCTGCGTGAGAACGTGGAAACCACCATCCAAGCCGAACAATCGGTTGTCGGTGATTTGGGCTATGCTGGCCGCCTTGACGTTCACGCGATGTTGAAGGACGGTCGCCGTGCGGTGATCGACTTCAAGTCGCAGAAGCTCGTCGGCAAGCGTGCTCCGTCGTTTTACAAGGAATGGTCGATGCAGCTCGCCGCCTATGGCGATTGTCTCCGCGAACCCGGCGAACCGCTGCCAGTCCTGATTTCACTCATCATTCCATCCGACGCACCGGGACCAGTGTTTCCGAAGGAATGGGACAACGGGGAAGCGGCGCTGGTCGCGTTCCATGCGTGTTTCCGGTTGTGGTGTTTTGATCGTGATTACACTCCCGCGCCATGAATAACAATTTGCCATCTCTGCAAGAAGTAACCGAGCTTCTTGATTATAATTCCGAGACAGGAGAATTCACTTGGAAGAAAAAGGTTAGTCGTCGGGTTTTTAAGGGAGACACTGCTGGGGTAGTCGGTTTGGTTGGATATAGATACATAGGTATCAATAATAAAAGGCTACTGGCTCACCGGATTGCTTGGTTGATAACAACCGAGCAATGGCCGAGATTTGACATCGACCATATTAACGGAGAGAGAGCGGATAATAGAATTTGCAATCTTCGGGAAGCGTCCCGATCTGAAAACTGCCATAACGCAAAATTTAGAAAAACTACACAAACTGGATTTAAGGGCGTTTATAAAAACTCAACGGGGAGATTTTATGGAAGAGTTTGCAAAAACTACAAAACGCACAATACCACATGTTTTGACATAGCAGAAGAAGCTAATCAGGCGACTCAATCATTAAGGATTTTGTTGCACGGAGACTTTGTGAATCACGGAGAATACGCAACACCATGAAAACCACCTATAATATATCCACCCTGAAAGACATCTTCGAGCTACCAACAATCGAACAAATGACCGATTGCCTAAACGAGCTTGGAAGGCTCATGGTGGCCGCACGCGACATGAACGACCAGATGGTCGAGATCGTCGCCACCAAGGGCGAAACCATAGAGAAGGCGATTGAATGGCCGGAAACCCTCGAATGGGTTGACGACGGCAAAGGCGACATCGGAATCAAACTCGTTGCCCCTAGCGGCGAAATCGTGGCTGATGTTGATTTTGGAAAGGTGGACGCATGACACCCACCAAACAAGACCGCGTTGATGTAATCCTGCAATGCGCTCACGCCATCGCCGTGCACTACGGAACGACCGCCGAGAAGCTGCTGTCAGAAAAAGCCTACCGAGGCCAGAACATCCAGAACGCGAGAACCGTCTTTGCATACCACCTGCACGACTGCGGCATCAGCATGGCGAGTATTGCCGGGATGTTTAAACGGTCGATCTACTCGACAGAAGAGAAAATACGCCACGGCAGGATTTTCCTGATGAGTAGTGACCGGGAGATGATCGAGACGCTGCCGAGGGTGCCTTCAACCTTGAACATTACAAAGGCATGAGTGACACGCCGGAAACCATGAACACTAACATGCTGCGGAACCTCTATGAAACGCAAGAACACCGCGTGAGCGTTGGGGATATCTGGGATCATGCTGCGGCTTTGGAGCATGAGCGCGACGAGCTAATTCATGCTGCCAGATCTCTCAAAGCCGCCAAAGGCCGATTCCACACCCAGCAAGCCGCTGAACAGTTATTCAAGCTGATCCCGTGATCCTGAGAAATTACCAACAAACCCTAGCCGACCAAACCCGCAAAGCATTCGGCGAGGGCAAGAATCGCCCGCTGATCGTCCTCAGCACGGGCGGTGGAAAAACGGTCGTGTTCTCATACATCGCCTCGAACGCCGCTAGAAAAGAGAACCGCGTCTGGATCATCGCCCACCGGAAGGAGCTTATCCGGCAGGCCGGAAACACGCTCGCGGCGTTCGGCGTCTCGCATGGAATCATCAAGTCCGGCGAACCAGAATCGCCCGAGGAATTGGTTCACGTTGCGAGCGTTCAAACACTGGTGGGGCGGATGAAAACCCTCGCTCCACCAGATTTGATCGTCATTGACGAATGCCATCACGCAGTCTCGGGATCATACCGGAAGATCCTCGACGCCTACCCAAACGCGAAGGTGATCGGCGTGACCGCCACCCCATGCAGATTGGACGGCAAAGGACTTGGAGACGTGTTTGACATCCTGATCGAAGGACCGCCGCTGAAGTGGCTCACTGAAAACGATTTCCTCTCGTCGGCCAAATATTACGCCCCGCCCGTCGTGGCGAATCTCACCGGCTTGAAGACCACGCGAGGCGACTACGACCAGACCGAGCTTGCGGCCGCGATGAATAAGCCGTCCATCACCGGCGACGCGGTGAAGCACTACCAGAGGTTCGCCGATGGCCAGCCGATGCTCGTGTTCTGCGCATCAGTCCAGCACGCCAAGGACGTTGCGGAGGAATACCGGAACGCGGGCTACCGCGCCGAGCATGTGGACGGGAATCTTTCCGACGATGACCGCGACGACCGGATTCAGGGGTTGGCCACCGGGAAATATCAAATCATCACTTCGTGCGAGCTGATCGGCGAGGGGCTGGATGTCCCGGTTTGCGTGGCCGCGCAACTCCTCCGGCCGACACAATCGCTGGTTTTGCATTTGCAGCAGATCGGGCGGGTCTTGAGGAAATCCGCAGGGAAATCCCATGCAGTGATCCTCGATCACGTCGGGAATTGCCAACGCCACGGCCTCGCCGACGACGTGCGGGAATGGTCGCTCGACGGACGGAAGGCAACGAAACGTAAAGACGATGATCCCGAGGTGCTGGTGAGGAGCTGCCCGGAATGCTTCAGCGCGCACAAGCCGACTCCCGCCTGTCCATACTGCGGATACGAATATCCTCCCAAGCCACGAACGAAAGCGGAGATCAAAGCGGGCGAGCTGGAAGAGCTGCTTATCGTGAGGAAGGCGAAAAAAATGGAAGAAGGCATGTGCCGGACCTACGAAGACTTTTTAGCCCTGGGGGTTTCCCGTGGCTACGCTGCGCCAGCGGTATGGGCGAGAATTAGAATCCAAAATAGACACCACAGATGAGCGAAACCGACATCCAGAACTCCATCCGCATAGCCGTCAGCGCCACCAAGAAAGCCGTGGCGCTCCGCAACAACACGGGACTCTTCTTGACCCTCGACGGCACAAGGAAGGTGCAAGCGGGACTTGGGAAAGGAACCTCCGACCTGATCGGGCTGGTCGAGCACGTCATACGCCCCGAGGATGTCGGGCGGAAGGTTGGCCTGTTCCTCGCCATCGAAGTCAAGACCACCACCGGAGCCACGCGAGACGAGCAGAAGTTATTCCTGAAATCCGTCGTTCGACGCGGCGGAATCGGGGGAATCGCCCGGAGCGTGTCAGACGCGGAATCGCTCGTGAATGATTTGTGGGATTCTGAGAAACTTTGGATTGACGACTCGGGAAAAACGAGCCTTTGATCCCAACGAAACGTAAGGACTATGGAAAGCAACACCAATCCTTTTACCCATAACATCATGGACAAATCCGACACCCCGGAGCTGGACGCGCTGCGGGACGAATGCGAGGAAGCAAAACACACTCACGCGGAATGCGAGCACCTGCTGTGGCGACTCTGCCGCAAACTCGAACGCGAGCGGGACGCCGCCATTGCGGTAATCTCCGCGATCGAAGAACGATACATAGACGGCTGGGACACTTACGAAGATTGGAAATTCATGGGCCGCGCCGCCCGCGCATTTCTTGAGAACGTCCATGTGGACACATCCCCACCTCAATAAAACTCTATGACCACGAACGATGCTCAACCACCCTCCGACTCCATCGAAGCCAACAAGGCCGCTGGTGGGGATTGTGTCTCACGCCTTGTTCTGCCTCTTATGATGCTGGACGAGTCGATGCCGGAAACCCACATGGCCGCAATACACCCTGAAACAGGCGAAGTATGGGAAGAGAAGCAATGGGAACTTGTCGAGCTTGGCACAGAATGGAGTTATGAATCCGACAAGGATCTACGCAAAGAAGCCGGAGTAAAATTGCAAAATGCAAGAAGAGGAGTCCTGTTCGCGCCTCGTCCATACGTAGCAAAGTCGTCGTTCATACTCGGTGCGGCCTGCAAGGATCTTCCGCCGCTACGGGAAATGTATCACTGCCACCCGAAGACGTGGGAGAAAGTGCCTGATGATGCGAAAGCTAAGTTCGAGGTGCGCGTCGCTTCGGAGTATTCATTTCTTGGGCAGAACAGTTAATTATCCCAACCAGACTGCGAATAATCCCAATGAAAGACCAACAAATAACAACACCAGACGATGAAGAAGACGACATCGACCGCCAGCACGAAGCCTATGAACGCGAGGTTGAGAAAGCGGATAGGATGATGGATGAGATTAGGGATAGGGAGGTGGCAGCGTGAAAGAGATCGTCACCACATCCGCCAATTTTCTAGCAATACTCGAAGACGGCAAACTGACGCCTCAAATCGAGCTTGGGATCACGACATCCGAAGTCGAATATGGCTTGGACTACCAAGGCGTCACCAAAAGCCGGATATGCAAAACGATTCGATTTAGTATCAGTCCCGAAAAACTTAGGAAGATGGCGAAGGGATTGGATAAATTCGCCGACGACTGCGATGAGGAATTTGCCAAATCGAAAGGCCCGGATATCCGCGCCGACCTCCTCATGCTCCGCCAGAGCAACAACCAACCCGGATGGAAGGAAGCCATCGACGCCGTTTCAAATATACTGCCATGAGTTCCGCAAACAGCATCACGAATTACAACCTCCACCCGAGCAAGCAACTCACGGAACGCTCTCCCGAATGGGAGATCCATTTTGGAATGACAGGAATGCTCTACGTCTGCGGACCGGGAGCGCGGGCCATGCTCCGAGTGGCGCGAACTCCCGACGAAACAGCCATCCAGATAGCGCGGGACACGGTGATTCACTTGAATCAGACGCGCCGGGAGGATTGCGATGCGGGGGCGCGTGAGATCCGCGAGGCGCTTTTGCTCTGCGGGTGGGATGAAGAGATTGTTTGACACGCCGTAGTTCTTGACGGAACGTGCGGGCGTATGAAAAAAGAAACACTCGCGTCCGCGTTTGCGGAGGCACGAAACAAATCAGGGCTGACTATGCTCGGAATGGCGATGAAGTGCGACGTGGCGGAAACGACGGTCTGGAAGGTCGAGAAAGGAAAATCGGTGCGCTGGGAGACCGTCCATTTGATCCTAACGGTGGCGCTTCGCATCAAACAAGGCACCGAGGAATATCAGAAGTTCCAAGACCTATGGCTGGCCGATCGCCGGAAGATGGCGGCGAAGCAGTCGCCGGAGTTCGCCACCAAGCAAATGTCGCCTCACGCTGAAACGGCGGTGAGGAGATTCAGAAAGATCGTCCGGGACATGGACGAAGAATCAACGGAGAAGTTGATGCGGTCGATCGACCGGGCAGTTGTGAAGATTTTCAAGGCTTCATGACCTTCCAGATCGCCGCAATGCCGACCTGCTTGCTGCGGGCGGTGGGGGACCATTTGCCATCAGAGACGTATTTTCCCGGTCGCTCGACTGAGGTTGCCGCGTAGAGATACGGGGTAGGCGTCCCGGGATGGTAACGGCGGTAGCCGCTGCCGTTGTAATCCTCGCAGGCATTCAGGCTCGCGCCGAGATCGCTCCACTGCTTCAGGTGCATGCGGTCGTAGAACAGCGCGTCCTTCGCCGAATACTCCCACGAGAACGGCGGGGTGCCGTTGAGCGGTCTGCCCTTCGGGACATATTTCGTTCGCCATTTCAGGGAGGAGCCTTCGTGGAGGTGCAGGAGAAATGATCCCCCGGCCTCCATATTATGGAGACTGGCGATGACGTGCGCCGGAACGCCCGTGGACTGGCTCACCGCCTCGTAGCGGGCGCGGTTGCGCTCGATGCGGGCCACGATGACCTGCACCTCGTGGACGCGGTGTTTGGGGATCGTCGCATTCTGATACCGTGCTGCGTTGAGCGCGGCGTGGCCTGCGAACTGGGCTATACACGTCGATGCGACAATTAAAGAAAACGCGAGTTTCCTTAAATAGTGCTTCGGAATATTAAAGCGGGCGGTCATGCCTGAATGCCCGCGATGCAGGCGATGGGGACGAGGTAACAGATGGCGGTGCCGAACCAGTATTGGATCATGTTTGGTGTAATCTTGCCTGCCGCGAGATCAATAGAGAGCTGTCCTGTTTCGGCATACACGGCGGCTTCGTTGAACACCATTAAACGCAACACGGGGGCGAGCGTCACGACACCGAGCACGGTGATGGCTTTATACATTAGCTCGGTGAACGGCACGCCGGAAGGTAGGAAGTTGTAGAGCGTGACGGCGGCGGCAAGCACCAAGAGCGAGACGGTCTTGTTGCGGAGGTAGTAGGCGATGGATTGCAGTGTTTTCATGTTATGATTGCGTGGGTGATGAGATAGGCGAGGGCGATCAGGGTGATGAGCGCGACGGCGGAGAGTGCCCAGTCGATCAGATCGCGGGGGTTGTCGTCGTTGAAGGGGTCGTTAGGGTTCATGGCAGGCTATGGGTAAAACGATTCATGCTCGCGTGCGTCATAGGGTTTGTTTGGTTTCGCTGGCGCAGGCATGGTGCGCTCGTTGGAGGCGGTTTTGAGGATTTCCAGCAAGTCCGCAATGAGTTGGTCGATTGGGTTCATAGCGGTTTCACGAGCGGGAGGATGAAGCGGATGGCGAGGTAGAGGACGCCGATGCCGAGCAGCAGCCAGAGGCCGTGCTTGACGGCTCGGCCACGGGCGGCGTCGGGAGCCTGCTTGGCAAGTTCCTGCTGGAGGGCGAGAGCGGTAGCATCAGCCTTTTCGGCGTCGGCTTTGAGCAGGGCGGATTCAGCGGCGGCGCGGTCGGCCATGACTTGCAGGTCGGTGACGTCGATCATCGCATTCTGGACAGCGGCTTCGAGAAACAGGTTCTTGATGCTCACGGACTCCCACGCGTCGGCGTTTTGCTTGAGTTGCGTCGGCGTTGCGGTGCCCGTCTTGGCCATGTGGTGCGCGAGGTTGCGGCCCTTCACGATGTCCGCCTGCACGCCCCGGATGCCTTCGTCCAGTTTCTCGGTGTTGTGTTTCACTTTGGTGGCTTGGGTTGAGGTGGCGCGGGTGGTTTCCGAAACCACCACGGCGCGGGGCGCAAGCGGGCTCACCACGATCTTGGGGGCGCAGGAGGCGAGGAGGAGGATGATGATGGCGGCGAGGGCTTTCATTTGGGTTTTCTGAGTTCCTCGCGCACCCATTCGCGCATCTTTGCTTCGGCGATGGCGTCGCGGTCGGCGGAGTGCAGGATGTAGGCCTCGATCTTGGCGCGGCTGGTGGCGAGTTCGACCGCGTGTTGGCCGAGGATGGTGGCGGTGTTGTTGAGGGAGTTGGCGGCAAAGCCGAGGCACAGCAGCACGATGCTTTGCACCACGCCGACCACCCAGCACATGACCGAGATCCCCCCAGCCATTTTATCCCGCCACGCCAGCAGCGAGGAGACGACTTTGCGCAGCTCGTCAAACAGCTCCTCTACGGTGTGTAGGCGGCGGCCTAGTTCGTGGGTGTCGGGTGTTTCGGACATGGTCAGATCAAGGGTGGTGGTGGTCATGGGAGAGACAGGCCGGTGCAGGTTTCCCAGAGGGTTTTGAGGTTGAGGGTGAATGCGTCCGTGTTGGGTTGCGTCATCGCGAGGCCTGCCATCCATGCTCCGTAGCGAGCGTTAGAGAAGCTTCCCCTCGTGCCATTAACAACACCCGCCATCGCGTTAATAGCGGTCGTTGGCACATTCCCGGTGGCCGGGCAGGTGAGCGACGCTAGCGCGCTCGCCCCAGAATTTTTCCGAGTCCTTAGATTTAAAACTCCGGCTGACTTGGTGCCATGCAAGATGCCCACTTGCTCCGAGCCGCTCAAAAATCCGGTTACCTCACCATTGGTCGTGTTGTAGGCCATTGAGACATATTTCAAGTTCGCGTTGCCCGGTGCCGCGAGGCCGTAATAATTTGGATACGACGTGCTGACTCCCATGTGGACCGTCGTCGCGGTCCCCACGTTAGCCTGCGTAATCAGGACGCATGCACTGGAGTTTCCGGCTGACAACCCCAGGGAGGACGGATCAGTCCCGAAATTGAAATACCCCGTTGATCCATCGCCCTGCACAAATCCCGCGCCGTGGGTGACGGTCCCACCAAAAGTGCCGCTGGTGAGGCTCTTGATGCAGATGGCGTTGGCGGCGGCGTTGGCCCAAATCGGCAGATAGAGGCGTTTGTGGGATGTCCAGCGTGCCGCTGCTTGCTCTGCAAGGACGAACGCGTTGAGCGCGGCCTTCTGGGTGGAGGTGATGGATGACCCGAGTGCGATTTCCACGGCGGAGATGTAAGCGCCTGCTGCGCTCACTCCGGCAAACATCATGTTTCGTGCGGCGAACATAGCGGTTAGATTGCGCGGCCCCAAGCGTCGAAGCCTTCGGCGGGGGCGGCTAGGGTTCCGGTGCCATCCTCGGCAATGATGATTGCGCGGCGTGGCACCCAGTTTTCGATGGGCAGAAAGTCGACAACGGTTTTTCCGACAAGCGCGGCGAGGGTGCCGATGTGATCGACGTTTTCGCCAGCGGCGGCGAGGAGCACTCCCGCGTTGGCACCCATGGCGGCAATGATCGCGTCGGGCGTTTCGGATGAGTCCCAGAACGCGGCGTATCCGACGCGGTGGTCATGCACGCGCTCGGCAAGAGTCGCGTTGAGGCGTGCCAGCATGTGCTCCGCGATTTGTTCTGCAGCGGGTTTAACTGGTGCGGTGGGTAGGTCGATCAGGTTCATGGCGTGTAATTTTGGATTGCGGAACCATACCAGTTAGTCCCATCGGCGACGAATGAGAGGATGTCCATGCGGCTTGCGGTGGCGGTGATCGTGGGGGCGGTGCCGCCCGCCCATTTGACGCCGGTGAATGTTCCGGTTAGACTTCCCGCGCCCGTGTTGAGGTAGAGCACAAACGATTTGCCTGCGGTGGCGGTCGGCATTGTGAATGTGCAGTTGCCGGTGAGCGTGCAGGTTTGGACCGTGCCAGCGGTGAGCGCGATGGTCTGCGAGGTGCTGCTGTTGCCAATCGCCACCACACCCTCGACGTAGCTGTTGATCACCGGGTTGGTCAGCGTTTTGTTGGTGAGGGCATCGGTCCCCGCGAGGGTGGCAAAATCCCCGTCTGTAAGCGCGGTGTTGAATTGCGCCACGGTGCCCGTGATCCCGGCGATGGTGGTTTGGTCGCCCGTGTTGGTCCCGCTGTTGGTGCCGGTGATGTCGCTGGTTAGCGCGATGGTGCCGTCTTTGTCGGGAAATCGCTGCACACGGTCTGCCGTGAGCGTATCGACCGCCGATACCATCAGCGTATACGCCCCCCGCCACCAACCGAGCGCTCCTAGCAGGCGGGCGACGAATGATCTGTCATCGCCGGAATTTCCAAACGTCGCGTGGTAGTTAGCACCGTTGCCTGACGCCACCGCAGATAGTGCGTTGCCGTTACTGCTGGAGGCCCTAACACCGTTGCCGTTGGTTGAGGCCCCCGAGATACCAAATGTATTGGTGCCGGCAAAAGTAATACCCCCTCCCTCCCCTCCAAATTTAACTAATTTGCCAGAGTCGGTTGCGCCATTGCCCCCCGTGCTGGCATCCGTTACGTCCGCACTAACATGCGTGTGGCTGGATGCGGCGTAAACCCCGCTGTGCGTGTGATTGCCAGCGGCTACCTGCGTCGATCCAGTGCCGATAGATAGGCTGATTTGCTGACCCGTGAGGGCGATGCCGTTGCCTGTCACGGTGGCAGCGGCATGCAGCGCGGCTTTTTGGGCGTCCGTGACATAGTTGTCGTCGGCTCCAAGGGCGGATGCGTAGGCGGTGCTCGCGGTGTAGGCCGCCGTGCCGAGGTTGCCGATATTGGTTTTCTCAGCGTCGGTGACGTAGTTGTCGTCCGCTCCTTTTGCCGGTTCCGCGTCCGTGATGCCGTAGCCTACGAGCGTCGTCGGCTTCCCGGTCACGCTGCCCCATGCGATTTGCAGGCCGGAGAGCACCCATGTTTTGATCGCCGAGTAGGTGATCTTCCCGAGGACCCCGCCACTCAGCGCGGGCGCGATCTCGTCGCCGGTGATCGGCGTGATGGTGGCGGCTTCTGGAATACCTAGATCGTCTTTATCGGCTTTCAATGCCAACGCGGCGGTCACAGCCGCGTCAATCGCCGGGATTAACGCGCCTGCAATGCTTCGGATTCTGTTTCTGATAGCCATGATGAATTAGCAGGATGAGGCCGCAGGGACGCGGCCAAGGATGGGGATTGAAAACGTAACCTTGCAGGCGATGTTGGCGAGCTGCTTGGACTCACCCGTCTTGCTGGACGTGCCGTTGTTGCGCGTGGTTCCGACGGATTTCGAGCTTCCGTTCTTCTCGGACGTGCCGTTGCTGGTGGAATTCTTCGTGTTGGTGGAGCTTCCGTTTTTCTCGGACGTGCCGTTGCTGGTGGACTCCTTCGTATTGGTGGAGGTGCCTTTCTTCTCGGACGTGCCGTTGCTGGTGGACTCCTTCGTATTGGTGGAGGTGCCGTTCTTGGTCGAAGTCCCGTTTGAGAACGATTTCTTATCGCTCGTGGAGTTCCCGTCCTTCGTGGAAGTCCCGTTTGAGAACGATTTCTTATCGCTCGTGGAGCTCCCGTTCTTCGTGGAAGTCCCGTTTGAGAACGATTTCTTGTCGCTTGTGGAGTTCCCGTTCTTCGTGGAAGTCCCGTTTGAGAACGATTTCTTGTCGCTTGTGGAGTTCCCGTCCTTGGTGGAAGTCCCGTTTGAGAACGATTTCTTGTCGCTTGTGGAGTAACCGTTGTTGGTCCGCGTTGAATTCTCCGACGAATCGGTTGATGACTTGCCTAACGTCGTGCTGGTGGTGTCGAGGGTGTTGGCCATGGTGGATTTTAGGAAGTGCTAGAGGAGGCTGATGCTGAGGATGTGAAATTCTCCGTGCTCTGCGTGGCATCGTGGATGGCGGTGCTGTTTCCCCTGTCGGTAACGTCGCCCCTTTCCGTTGTTTTGTTGTTGTCGGTAGAATCGTTGGTGTCGCTCGACGTGCTGAAATCCGTTGTTTTGTTGTTGTCGGTAGAATCGTTGGTGTCGCTCGACGTGCTGAAATCCGTTGTTTTGTTGTTGTCGGTAGAATCGTTGGTGTCGCTCGACGTGCTGAAGTCCGTTGTTTTATTGTTGTCGGTGGAGTCGTTGGTGTCGCTCGACGTGCTGAAATCCGTGCCGTTGCTTGTATCCGACGAGATGTTCGTGTCGGTGGACGTGCTCGCGTCGGTGCCGTTGCTTGTATCCGACGAGATGTTCGTGTCGGTGGACGTGCTTGTGTCGGTGCCGTTGCTCGTATCCGACGACGTGTTCGTGTCGGTGGACGTGCTCGTGTCGTCCGAATGCCGCTCCTCCGTGACCGTGGTCCCGTCGATTCCGCTGTTCACGTCGGTAGAAACCAACACGAGGTCGGATGACTGCCACGTTTGAACCAGCGTCACCTCGAATCCGACTTCTTTTGGAAGTTCCGCCATGATGCCTTGCTCACGCGCAAGCGCCACGCCTTTGGAGATGTTGGCGACGGTGTTCGCAATGAACGCAGGGAGATCGGCGATAGGGATGATGTTTTCCATGAATTAGAATCCGGGTTTGGTTCTGCAAAGGTTGCGCGGAGTAGCGAGGGTGCGAGGGACGCGGGTTGCGAAGTCCGACTCCGCCTTTTCCGCGCTCTTCATGACGATGCTGCGGGTGTCCGCGTTCTTCCACATTTCCGAGGTGGCCAGCAGGCCGCGACAAATGGGGAGCAGGTAAATTTCGATGTATTCCGTGCGGATTGGCAGGTTACTCCCGGCTGTGAGCAGGTCCGCAAATGCCACACGCGAAGGAGCGAGGGTGAATTTAGCTTCGAGCCGATAGGCTCGGCTGGGCAAGGAATCCAAACGGATCACGGCAGGAACCGGAGGCGTTTGGTTGCGGGCGTTTGGCTCAACAATGAATGACCGAGGCTCGCCGGTTCTGCGGGATGACTGCCCCACGACGCGGTTTTCAATCTCGCGCAAAGTTTCCAAAATCCGGATGTTTCCGACAACCTCGTCATAAGGTTCTGGAACCGTCATGGCGTCGCTGTAAATGATCGCCGAAACGGTGCCAGTGGCCCCGGAATACGGGTGCAGGAGTTCGCCAGCCGCGATGACCTGGTTGTCGATGTCGTCGCCGTCAACGCGGATGGTCCGGTAAAGTTGATCGTCCGTGAACGCGGTGCCAGTCGTCCCGGTGCTGCCAGTCGTCACGCCGATGGACACGGTGGCCGGGGCGGCGAGCGAGAAGCCAACGGTGGTGGTGCGGGACTCATGCGAGGCGAGGGCGTCGAGGCGTTGGATGCCGCCATTGATGGCGTCCAGTATTTCCTGCCGATCTCTTGAAGACACGTCCGCGAAACTCTCAGCATTGAGGTCTCGGCAAAGTCGGTTGGCGAAGGCGAATGCGTTCATGCTTCTTTACTGGAGGATGGGGATTCCTTCACCGGGTTTGGATCGACAAGCCCGAGCTGCTGGCGGGCTTGCTGGTATTCGCGGTCGATGGTTTCCTTCTGCTTGGGGTCAAGTGCCTCAAACAGATAGTAGGACGAGGCGTGGTAGCGGATGATCGGGATGAGGAGGGTTTCCGCGTAGCGGTGAGGGATTGGCACCGCTGGGCAGGAGACGAGATCCGCAGTGGTGTAGCGGGGTGCTTCTTTCACCACGTCGAGCAGGAATGCTACGCTGGTGCCGGAAACTGCCGGAGTGATCCGGAAGACGGTTTTCGCCGGATCTTCGCCCGCCTGCTTCATGGATTCGATATGGTAGGCCACCGGGCCGGAGGCGGCGTCGCCGTCCAAGTAGAGGTCCACGAATGATTCAAACTCGCTGATCGAACCGATCGCCGCGAGCGGTTGCTTGGTGTCGTCGCGGCGGCACGGGCCTTTGACGTTCTGGATCGTGTCCGGCAGGTCATAGGAATCCTCCGTATCTGCCAGAGTGATCGTCAGCGTCTCGTTCGTCCAGTAGTCGTTGCCGTCGGCATTGCTCCAGACGAGCTGCAACGCGGTGTTGAGATCGGTGAGAGCGCGGGACTTGGCGAAGTCCGGCGCGGTTTTCGCGCAGAGGAACCCCCACAACGAAAGCGACTCTTGGATGAGACTGCACACCGAGCGCGTGCGGATGTCGCTCGCGCCGGTGACAACTGCGATGGCGGTAGCCGACTGTAACGCCTCCGCTTGGAGCGCGGCGTTAAAACCTGATACAACTGCGATGGCGGTAGTGATAGTCATGGCTTAAACGTAACTATTGAAGCCGCTAATTTCGGCCTTGGCGCGAGAGAGTGTCCTTGGTTTTGCTTCTATGAATCGATCTCTCGTTACCTTGATTGGAGCCGATGCCGTGGCTGAAGTTGAAGCAGTCGCTCGAAAGAATACAAAGAGGCCGCCCGCTATTGCCGTGGCCGCTGCGGTGTTGATGCAGTGGAAAGCAAACGGAGAGCTGTGGCCGGACAAGAAAGACTTCGCGGATACGGCTTCAAGGCCAATAAAACCGAGATCAACACGGCGTCCCCAATTGGTTGTCGCCGTGGCCGCTGCGGTGTTGATGCAGTGGAAAGCAAACGGGGAGTTTCCGCCGCTCGTTGTCGCCGTGGCTTTGACTCCATCTAAAAACGACGATTCCAACATCACGGCCGCGCCAGAAATCAGAATCCCTGCCACGGCGGCAGAAACCGCTATCGCCTCAGCATACACGATTGCTGCCCCTCCCGCTTTGGGTTCGTAAAGCGTAAACGTGTATTTGTATGCCTCTTCAGACGCAACGGGAGTGACCGTGAAAGAAAGGCCCGCCACGCCTTCAATGTCTGTTACCGTCGCTCCTGATGGGAACACCACGCACGGAGCAATCTTCATGCCCGTGGCCAACCCCGAATACGCGGTGGTATTCGAGATTGTCCCAGAAGCATCAGCACATGTCCCAACAAGAGTCATTTATTGAAGCGTGCAGCTGATTGAACCGATGGCGAATTTACAACTGTCACCAACCGGAATGGTTCGTGCGGAAGATAGCGGGCCGCTCAAAAGGGCGTTTCCTACGGTGGCGCTATCAAGAAGCTGGAATTGGGTAAGCGGGCCTATGGAGGAAACCACCGCCCCGCTCATCGTGATTACTCCAGAGTTGGAAGAAACCCCTCCGCTTGGAGCCCCAAACGTGACGGCTTGGCGGGTGTAGCTGGAATCTGTCCACTCGGTAAAACCAGCAGTAGTCAGTCCGGTGGCAACTGCCGCATAAACCGTTGTGGGAGGGGTGAAGGCGTAAGCGCCGAACACCAGATCGAGCAACTTGGATTTTGCGTAGTCGGTCAGGCCGATTCCCGTCAAGGATCCAAAGCTGACGCTCATCGCGCCAGCCGCGATTTTCGGGGTGTCGCCAGTCGCAACATAGCGCGGAGACAAGAGAGCCCCGTGCACGAGCATCTGCTCCCCAGCGATGGATACGGTGCCCGAGGCGGTAGCGACCAAGCTCATGGTCACGGATGTATTTAGCACGATCGAAACCACGGTAGCGCCAGCGGCGATTCCGGTTCCAGAAAGCGCCATGCCCACTTTGATTGCGCTAGTGTCGGCAACGGACGCAATGGTGGCGTTTCCGCTGGTGGTAGTGCCAGTGAACGATGTTGGGGTTTCATAAACAGCCCAAAACTTCGGGGTTCCCCAAGCGGCGGTGGCTTCCGGGAACACGATGTCGATGGCGTTGCTTTTCCCTGCAATGTTAGAAGCAAGTCCGAAGCTGGTCGAATTATTGGTAACGGCTACGCGGGCATAGCTTCCGCCTGAAACCTCGCCGGATACCCCGCTTTCGCCGGGGTCGGTGAGGAAGAGGCCAAAGTGAAGCGCGGTTGCGGGAGTGTATGCAGTGGCTCGGAGCAGATGGTTCAGCAACGAGGTTTCGAGGGCGTCTGATAGTGCGGACATGGTGGTTTAGATGGTTGGTTGAGATTTCAGCCATGCTTCGAGCTCCGGGCGGAGGTCGGCGTGTTCGGCTGCGACACGCAAATGTTGCTTGTCTCCTTCACCGAAAAGACCGGCTACGCGGTCAGCTCCGAGGAAGATGGCCTTGCCTTCCATGCGGAAGGGGGATTCGGAAACGACCGGAGCGGATTCCTCGACCGGAGCGATTTCCTCGACCAGTTCCGGTTCCGGTTCGGAAACCTCGACAACCGGCGCGATAACGACCGGCTTAGCGGTCAGCTTCGCCTCGTCGGCAGGAGTGAGAATGTAGGCGGAAATGACAGCGCCACGGCGCGGGAAGCGCGGGTCGTCAATCAGGGCCAAGGTGGCGTTGAACTCCGCAGGATCGGTGATGATCTTCTGTTGGAAGCAAAGCCCAAGATGCTCGATTCCGGGAATCGGCAGGAAATCCCGAGGGATTGGAGCACCAGCGCGGAGGCGGTTGGAAACGCGGAAAACGGCTTTCATAGTAGAGAAAAGGGAAAAGGAGGGGGCGAATTGCTCCGCCCCCTCCAAGTTGGGTTAGGCAATCGTTGGCAGGTTGATGCCGGGGCGGTTGAGGGCGTGGGTCAGCAAGGCGACAGCAGGCACGCGGTTCTTGCGGTCGCGGCGAAGGGCCTGACCGAAGATGCTCATGATGAACACGCGCTTGATGAAGTTGCCGTTGTCCATCTCGATGTCGCGCTTGGCGCGCTCGGAGCCGTAGCCACGAACGATGCCGGCACGTCCCATTGCGATGGTGTGGCCGAATGGAACACCCTTGGCGTTAGCAGGGATGATGAGAGCGCCGGACGCCCACACTTCGGTGTTGATGGCGGCGTTCCAAGTGACCGAACCAACGGTGCCCTTGCGGTAAGTTCCGTCGGCTTGGCCAGTGAGGAACTCGGTGACATCAATGCTGTTGCCGTCGTTGCCAGTGGTGTATTTCACGAAACCCCACTTGCCAGCGTTTGCGCCGCTGGTGTTGTAGATGATCGCGTAATACGGGCCAGCAACGTCGCCGATGGCGGAGGCGCTCACGTCGAGCACGCCGGTGTCCACGAATTGGAAGTCGTGGCCGCCGAAATACTTGAACCAGAGAGGCTTGCCGGTGCCTGTCAGTGCGTCGTCGGCGTTGTCAGAACCACCGCCCGAGAGCGTGCGGGCTGTGTCGGCGTAGCCAGCGATGGCAAGACCGAGGAACGCTTCGGGAGCGAGGAACGAACCGACCGCGCCTTTGCCAGCGTGGTTGAGTGCGTTGTGAGGGATGATGGTGTGACCGTCAATGGCGGGGTATCCGCCTTTGAACAGGGTGTTGCCACGTCCGCGCACGTCGCCGGAACTAAGCACAGTCTTGTAATCCGGATCGAGACGGAGGCTGAGGGCAGCCGTTTCGGAAGGGATGAAGTTCTGCGACCAGATAGGATTGCTGCCGTTCGCCGCCACGTTGGCTGGAAGGCCGCCGAGGGGTTTCATGGCGGCACCGGTGATGACGACATCATCCCAGCTCAACACGTCGGCAGAACCGAGAGTTGCGAGGGTTTTGCCGCCAGCATAGATGCGGTTATCCTGCGGCAAGGTCAGGGTGCAAAGACCCATGATGTTGTCGCGTTTGACGCGGCCAAGCCATTTGCCGAGCTTGACAGGAACCATGGACTTGAGTTCGTCCATGAGGCCCATGATCTCGTCGGCGCGCTTGGAGCGGGAAGCGGCATTGCGGATGTAATCCACCTTCAGCTCGAAAGAGTCGATGTCGTCCTTCTCGTAGTCGTCCGGGCCTTCAAAGAGTCCTTCGCCGTATTGACCCTCTCCGTAGTAACCGGAGGTGGTGGTGAAGGTCATTTTGGCACCGTCTCCTTTGGAGAGGTCTTTCTGCACCCAGATGGGAGCACGTTCGTTGCCCTCGAATTGTTGGAAGAAATCTTCCTCTTCTTCGGCGAGTAGAGCACCCTTGTGCCATTTCTGGCGGAGGGAGGCGGCGTCCTGACTGAGCAGGTTGGTTCCAGTCGTGGCTGGTGTGATGTCGATGGCCATGGTAGTGGTTTAGTTGGTTGGTTTCAGGAGACGTTCCGTTGCCGGAACAGGAGAAACCCCGCATCTAACTACCGATGGGAAAACGAGAGACCGAAACTACATTGCTCCGATGAGTGCTTCAAAAGCATCCAAAGAGTTAATGCCTTCCAACTCCTCATTAGCCCGTTTGGTAGGGTTAGTGGGGGCTGTGCGAGCGTTGCCGCTTGCGGGTTGGACGGGACTCTTGGAAGGTCTTGGGGTTTCCTTGCTGACGGGGCGCTTCATCGGTTTTCCGAGTTCTGCGGCGGCCATCTTGGCAAGGATGAACAACTTGTCTGGAGAGTGGAAAATCGGATCGCCGTTTTGTTGCATCCAATCATTGATCTCGATCATGCGCTGGCTGATATCGGAATCCGGCTTGTCAGTGTCAGGATAAAAAGCAACGGCTTGGCGCTTGCTCTCCTCCCACTTGGCGTCGAATTCTTGTGATCTAGCCACTTCGGCGCGGGATTGCTCCTGCACTTCGGCGATGCGGCTGTCCACCTGCCTGTCGCGCAACTCCTCAATCTGGTCGGAAATTTCCGCTGCGGTTTCAAATTCAAGCGCGCCAGTGGCTTCCTTGAGTTTTACCCGTAGTTCCTTGATTTGCTGAGTGATCGACGTGCTGGTTTCGGACGTGCTGGTTTCGGCCTGCGTGTGATCTTGACTCTCCGTGGCGGTTGTTTGGTTAGGCGACGTGTTGCCGTCGATGATCTTGGCTGCTTCGATTAGGGAAATCCCTTTGGCTTTCGCCAGTGAAGCAACCGCGATGTCGAGCGGGTCTTTGAGCCTTGGGCGCATTTGTTCACGCGCCTGCGTCTCTTCGTCGTCTTCCTGCCCGGAAGATTCTTCGTGCGTTTCGCTGGCTTCTTCCTCTGCGGCAGGTTCCTCAGCAGGCGTATCGCCTTGCTCGGGTTGCGCGTCGGTGAGTTCAAGAGAGTAAATCTCCTGTTCGTAACTGGCGAGTTCGCTGGTCCCATTGTCTAGGGAGTTCCTCGTATCCAATGGATCGAGGACCGTTGAGTCGTCTTCCGGCAAGTCGGCTTGCGCCTGATCTGTGTCTGACATGGAAACGATGGGCCCCAGTCTTTACGTTTCGTCAAGAATAGAATTGCAATTTTTGTGCATTTGTATCTTTTTTGCGTTATGGACCACTCACGATCCGACATCGCCCGCTTGGAATCGAAAGTCTCCGGACTGCTCCGCGACTTAGACGGCGTGCAATCCAGGCTGCGGGGCGTGGGAACTGAAATCGTCGTGGTGCCAACCGGCATCGAAGGATGGGGGAATCAAATCCGCGTGCTAGGGAGCATCCTTGGGCGGGTGACGTTGGAGTCCTCGGTTAATCACATGTGGAAGGTGACGCAAAGCGGCGAGACTGACGGGGTGCCGAAATTCAGCGCGCTGGGAGGAATTGCCGTCATCCAGGGAACACGGGTCAAGGTGGCGGATGTCGTTGAAGTGCCGCTAGGCGACGATACCACGACGACGAAAGGCGGCGGGTTTGTTGTGCTCAAAGTCACAAGAGACAACGCGAGCCGGGTATATGACTCTGAACATCCGCCCGTCATCGAATTTCACGCCGCGCAGCCAACCAGCACGGACGAGGAGGAATACACCGTGCTCGCGGAAGTCACTGCGACGAGCGGCGACGTCCCTCCTGATATCACCCAGTGCCGCCGTGATGAGATTTGCAGCTATGAGCTGTTAATTGTCGCCAACGGCGAGTTCGCCTTGCTGCCGGTGCAGGCTAACAGCCGCAACAGCTACGCACCGCCATTGCCATGAGCGCCGGGGTTTTCACTGCCGACCTGAGATTTACCTTTGTCGATAAAACGGCAGGCGAGGTAGGCGACGGCACTGCCTATCCGATGGAGGTGACGTGGGACCAGATCGCGGAGATATTCTACCGCGTCAAAGACGCTCAGTTTACGGGCGGCACCGCGGAGTGGAAAGTGACTGGATCGACGGTGTCGATCAGCGCCCCTACGACCGCTCCAACAAACAGGCGGCTTGATGTCAGCGCGTCAACCTATCAGCAGCGCGGTTATTGCAAGCTCGGCGGCGACGATTACAACGGAGCGACATACAACTCCGGCACCGGCAGCTATTACAGTGACATTGCGGCAAGTGAGTATGGCATTTGGCGCAGCGCGTGGAAGACTCCCCACATCGACGCCTTTTCTTTCGGGCAGGATGACTTTAACGGCACCCAGTCTAGCAATTCGCAATGGTGGGGGACGCCTTCCGTTGGCATTGGGGTAAAAGCGAAAGTGCGGCGCGGGGACCGGGTCGCTGTCGTCAAGCTCGACCCGGCGGACGGGCTCTTTGCTCCAACTAACAAGTTCTATCTGGAGATTGAGATGCTTTGGGAGGACTACTACCCACTGCCGTTTTTCGGCGGAACCAATATCTATGACGACGGCTACGGCTATGATTGGAGCGCATACGCGGAACCGATTTGCCAATACATCCTGCGGCTCGAAAGCGGCGACGCGACTTGCCAAGTCTATTTCGCCGCCGACGCATGGTCCGAGGAATCCGGAACCCATTTCATCCATGAGGCTACCGAATGGTGGCCCTACGCCAAGGACGCGCCCCCCGTCGCCGTGTGGGATGCGGACACCGGGGCCAAGCTCTAGCTCTGATTCAAGAGCCTCATGCAAGACCGCTTGGTGTCTGATGGCCAGCGCAAGACTTCCATGATTCCCATGCGGAACTGCCGCTTGGCTTCGCGCTCTTCCGCCGTCATGTCGGCGTGAAGGATTTCTTCCGCCAATCCATCGGCTCGGGATTTGAAGGAATCCATGAATCGGGTGAACTCCTCGCGGGTGGCAAGGTAATCAATATCCGCGACCATGGAGTTCGCGGCACGCATCATTTCGGTTTTCGGGTCTGCTCTCATAGGTTTGGTGTGGATTGACGTGGTTTCGGAGCAACGGCGGCGGCAGCACCGGGCGCGACGGGGGCGGTCGGCATGGCCTGCAATTGGATCGGCTCGATCACGCGGTCGGCGTTCGGGATCTGGAGTGCCTTGAGAATATCAATCGCCATGTTCTGCGTGCGCATCTGCACGTCGATGGATGGTTGGGCGTAATACTTCTCAACGATCTCCCAAGCGCGGATGCTGCTCTCAAGGATTTGTTCCCCGCGATAACGGGTGAGCAGGATCCGAGTATCCAGCTCGATGTTTGAAATGTCCCCCGCGTTGATCTCGCGGAACTCGCCCGAGCCTTCGCCGCCTTCGCCATCCTCGAAATAGCGGTGGGTTTCCGTGGGGTCTAGGCGACTCATCATCAGCTTGACCATTTTCCCAAGGGTTTCGCTCACGCCGGGTTCCAAGTGTCCGAGGTGGAGGGAAAACAACTCTTGGCCGGACTTCTCGATGTTTCTGATGCCAGTGGCGAGCTTGCCGGATTCCAAGCCTGCAAGTTCGGCGTCGTTGGAATTCGATACGCCGCTTTCGTTGGTCATGAGCTGCATGAAGAACTCTGACAACTCTTGCACCTGATCGCCTGTCTGGTTTTCCAGATAGACGCTCTCAAGGCAATCCTTGGCGGTTTTCCCCGGTGCCGGGGTGTAGGTGCCGCCCCAGTTCAATTCAAGGTTCTGGTTCGCCCGCCCTTCAATCGTGTTGTGAGGATTCCAGAAATCCACGCGGGCGGACTTCGAGTTGCTGAAACTCCATCGGTTGACAAGGAGGTCAACAATCCGCTGCGAGGTGTCGAACATCTCCATCGCGCCAATGCCATACCAACGCCCAGGGACTTCATTCACGCGGACCACCACGAACGGGCGGAGGCCGTCGGCGGTGATGTTCGCCTCGTAGTCGTAGAAGATCGGCGCGCGGCTGCGGCGGTCCACCAGCAGCATGACATCCTCCAAGATGCCGTCGCCGTCGCAATCGTAGCGAAGGTGGAACTCGGCAATCTCGATGATCGGTTGTGACTGCTCGTCGGCGCGCCCGTATTCGGTGGCGCTGTCCACGTTCCCGGAATTCTGGTTGCTCTTCGATTGCGACGATGAGGCGGCCAGCGTACGGAGCAGGTCCACCGCCTTGCGGGTGGCGTCGGCCTTTTCCTCCGCGCTCGCGCCTGCTTCGATGGATTTCTTCCATTCATCGGCCAGGTCCATCAGCGGGCGGTCGTAGAGGTGGACCACGCAATCCGCCTGCTGGAGGCTCTCCGCTTCGAGCGGACAGAGGAAGTCCATGAAATTGACCACCTTCGCCTCCGGGCCTTTGTAGTGGGTGATGCGGCGGGTAATGAGTTTTTGAACAAACTGCATCGTCGGCGGTTGCGGCGTCACGCCGTCGCGCTTGAGAACGATCATTCCGGAAGGAATCATTTCACCAGTGGCTGGGTCAGGGGCGGCCTCGGCAATCCACGGATCATCCTCAAGGATGTAATCCCCATCAGCACCAAGGATGTCCGCGCCCATTTCATCCACCAGCACGGCGGCGCGGGTCTTGTAAATCTGCGCCCGGTTCGCCCACGAGGTTTTCATCACCGCCTCGCCAATGATGAACGCCCGCTCGATGCCTTGCTCTTGGCTGCGCTTGAGCTTCGCCTGATCCATCTTCCAGCGGATGTAGCGGTCCGCCTTGTCGGCGCGGTCGCGGTCGAGCGCGCCGACCGGGTAAATGGCGAACCACGGATCGGTGCCAAAGAAGTAATTCACGGCGCGGGCGATCATCTGGCGGCAGATCCGTCGCGCGGCCGGCACGACGAGATTGGATTCCGCGAAGATCCCGCCCATCAGGTAACGCCGCCATCCGACTTCGTTCTTGTAGGTGAGGTCATAGAGGTGGCGCTTGCCCATCCACGTTTGCTGGCGGCTGCCCTTGCCCTCGAAGTCTTGGCTGTCCACGCCTTGCGCGTCCTGCCCCCACCACTCGCCAGAGCACACGTCGCGCCCGGTTTCCTTCTCCAACTGCTCCAAGCGGGTCATGGCGTGATTCACCAGCTCCTCTTCTTGGTCGCGGGTGAGTTCATAGGAAGTCGGAAATGGCATTACGCGAGAAACCCCGTCGTCATGAATAGGCTCCTCGCCCTCCTGCGGGGTTAGGATACGTTCGATTTGGTCTTGGATCATGGTGATGGGGTCTTGATGTTTCGTTGGGATTATTTGCTTTTGCTTCTGCTTGAACGGCGGAGTGCTTCAATCCGGATGATGGCGGCGGCGATGGCCAAGAGGGTGTTGGCCGCCTGACGGGTGAACCAGTTGGAGTCATCGGTTCTTTTAATCATGAATGAGCGAACGTCGCTTGACTGTGTCGTCGCAAAGTCCGTGACATCCCCGGATCTCCGCGTCTGGAATTCCGTGGTGTTCTCGGACTTATCCGTTTCAAATTCCGTGGCATCCTCGGATTTCGCCGCTTCAAAGTCCGTGACATCCCCGGACCTCCGCGTCTGGAATTCCGTGGTGTTCTCGGACTTATCCGTTTCAAATTCTGCGGAATCATCGGATTTCGCCGTTTCAAAGTCCGTGACATCCCCGGACCTCCGCGTCTGGAATTCCGTGGTGTTCTCGGACTTATCCGTTTCAAATTCTGCGGAATCCTCGGATTTCGCCGCTTCAAAGTCCGTGACATCCCCGGACCTCCGCGTCTGGTATTCCGTGGTGTTCTCGGATTTGTCCGTTTCAAATTCTGCGGAATCATCGGATTTCGCCGTTTCAAAGTCCGTGACATCCCCGGATCTCCGCGTCTGGAATTCCGTGGTGTTCTCGGACTTATCCGTTTCGAATTCCGTGGTGTTCTTCTCCAGAGCCGCCGCGAACTTCGCCGCGTTTTCGGCCAGCTTGGCGGCAAACTCTGCTGCGTTTCTTGCTTTTACCTCGTCAAATGTTTCCATGGTCTTTATGTTTCGTTGGGATTATCGTGAATATTTGAATGCAACCAGTTTTTTCGCCTCGGACCTTGCGTCGGTGTGCGCTTCCTTGATTTTCTTCAGGTCGAGTTCGGTTGGATTCTGCATGTTGATTCCTGCACGCTTCAGCATGGCGGTGACGCGCTTTCCGGCGATGTCGCGGAACTCGGTGAGTTGCGCTTGATTCATCTCCACCACGGCACCCGTGCGAGCGTGCTTGAATTCGCCCTTCATGATCGGCGATGGGAACCACGCCTTGTCAGGATGCTTGTCACTCCACTTCAGAAGAACGCGGTCGAAGGTGTTCACGCTGTCAGAACCGATGTCCGTCGGGTCGATCGGGCGGAGCGGGGCAACGCCGGGTTTCGTGAGTTTCTTGCCGTATGGATCGACCTTCGCGGGCTTCTGGCCGATGGGGGCGACTTCATACATGAGAGACTGCATGAATCCGTCGGCGCGGTCGCGGAACTGCGTGTCTGATTCGCGGAGCGGCTGCTTGATGAAGTTTGGAACCACCATCGCGGCGCGGCTGGCAAGGAACTGAAGCGCCTTGCGATTCTCGCGCAAGTCCGGCTCGGTCATGACGGACGATGAGAGCTTGATGAAGTCTCCGATGCCCTTCATGAAACTCTTGTCTTGCGCTTGGCTGATGAGGCCGCCCATGGCTGCCATGCCTGCGTCGTAGGTGTCCTTGCCGGATCGGTCGGCGCGCTTGAACGACTTCATCATGTCGATGGTCGCGGCGAGGATAGTTGCCACTGGCTCGATGCGGCCGTAGGAGAATCCAAGGCGTTCGCTGCCGTCCTTGTTCATCCATGACATGCGGAATGGTCCGATGCCGGAACGCATCCGGGCGTCACGCTCGGCCATGCCAGTTGGAAGGAATGGAGACGATCCGGTGATGATGAATTTTTGATCTTGGTCGTCGTCGTCGCCTTCGCCCCATGCCAGAGCGTAGAGCGCGGTCATGAGAACGGCACCTTGCAACTGTTGGCCCATGCGCTCGATCAACTCGGCGCGGTGGAGGTGGCGGTTCATCGCCTCCTGCCCGTCGCCTTCGATCGCCCACTGCCACTTGCCATCGACGCGGGTGTTTCTCACAACTCCCATTGCGATGTCGGCGAGCGAGAACGGATTGAGCGTGTGGCGAACACCCTTGCGGATGATGTTGAACGGCGTGCGTTGGAACGGGAAGAACGCCACGCGGAGAGCGGCGGAGAGTGCCTTGATGAAGATGTTGTCGTGCTCCCCGGTCACGGCATCAGTGAGGCGGGCGGCCATGTATCCCACGAAGTCGCCCATGTCATGCCGGGGAACTTCCTTGCCTGTGTGCGGGTCTTTTTGTCCGGGCAGCGGATTCGAGTAGATCGCCTTGGATGCTTTCTGGCTGGCCATTTGATAGGAGAGGCTTCCAGCGGTGTTGACCTCTTGGCGGATGAAGGTGTCCATCTCGGCGCTGCCGTCTTTCAATCCTTTCATCTTCGCCATGCGATAGGCGAACGTCCCGACCTCAGCCACGGCAATGAGCGTGCGGTTGAAATCGTCCGTTGCTGTCAGCAGGCGCATTGGCAGGCGGATCAAATCCCCCTTGCGTCCGGCGATGCTGCCAACCATCCGGTGACTTCCGCCACCGAGGATTTTATCCCAATCGACTTCCATTGCATTCACGTCCCGGTCGAACATCGGGTGTTGCGCGGCCATGGAGGCTTGAGCGTTTGACCAAGCCCGTGAAATTGCGGTCCCGAGTGCGCGGACGATGTATTTCCCTTCGCCGTATTGCTCGGCCATCGGGTCTTTGACGAAATGGTTGATCGCCATGTTCACGCCACGTCCCACGGTGGATTCCCACGCTGCGGGAACAATCGCCGTGGCGTTCACCATCATTGTCTGCAAGCCGGAGAGCATGGAGAAGTAGAGATATTCACTCGCCTTGTCCACGAAGTCGGCATCCAGCGAATTGATCGTGCGGGCAACGAGAGCGACATGCGCCACGTCGTTGATGTCGAAGCGGTAGTCCTCGATTCCCTTAGTTCCCTCGAAGATCCCCTTGGCGTCGGTGTTGTATTTGGCGAGGGTTTTGTTGATGTCGTCGAGGGCGGCTTCAGCCTTTGTGCGTTTCTCGCCGGTCAAGCTGTCGATCTTGCCCAACGCGCCGGCCAATCCGCGAATGATCTCCACGCGCTCCATGATTCCGTGGCGGTCCTTCAAATCGAACACCACGGTTTTCATGTGGTCGGAGAACTCCGGGCGGGACCAGTTGGCGGCGAGCGGGTGCGCTTCGATCTCGGTGACGGGTTTCTTCGGGCGAGCGGTGGGGAGCGGGCGGCTTTTCGACCACGCTTCAGCGTCAGGGATTCCCATCTGTTCCTTGCGGATTTTCATGGCAAGCGCGCGCATGGCGGCTTCGTTCATCCCGGCAGCGGCACCCGCGAGCGGAGCGGCCTTCAGCGTGTCTCTTTGGGAAGCGAGGATGTCTTCCATCGTCATGCCAGCGGCGAGCATCTTATACAGCTTCTCGTCCATTTCGGCGGCGGCTTTCTCGATGATCCCCTTCGCCTGCTCTGCGCCTAATTTTCCAAACCGCTTTCTAACGTCCACAGGGGACGCGCCCTTCTGGACAAACCGAATGATGTCTTGTTCCAGCGTGTTGCGGAGACTCAAGACTTCTTTTTCAAGGCGGGAGTTGACGAGTTGCAAGTCGCGGTTCTTGCCTTGAATCTGCTGGATAGACAGGTCGCGTTTTGCGAGTGCCTTTTCAACCTCGGCGATGCGCTTCTTGCCTTCGTCGGCGAGAAACGCTTTGCGCTCGGCGGGTTTCATCACTTCGGCGCGAGCGGCGATCTTCTTGCTCGGCGTGAAGATGGCGTCGGCAATAGCGGCGTGTGCGCGTTCTGCGGGCGTCAGGAACTTGTCCATGCGTTGACGGAATGCCCGTGCTTGTTCACGGCCAAGAATGACATTCGCGGTGGCGAGCATGTAGAGCTGCTCATAGTCTGCCGTGGTGCTCGCTGCTTCCGCCTTGCGGTTGAGAAGCAGATTGATCGCGTGCTGGCGGTAATCGTTGGTGAATTCCGGATTGTCGCCGTATCCAGATTCCAAGAGAAGTCTTTCAACCTCTTCCGGGTATTTCTCAAGAAACTCCCGACCCTGCGCGTGAGTGTCGCGGTCTTTTTTGATCTCGCGCTGATTGCTGTCGATCATCCGGGCGATGTCGAACGCATCACGGGCTTTCGGGCTTGCGCCGGGATTGGCGAATTTAGGATCTGCGCCTGCGGTGCCGCTGCCAAGCGCCTTCACTTGCTCTTGCGCGTTCTCGAATTTCTCGCGGTTTGCGTTGAATGCGTCGCGGGCTTTTTTGGCGGGGGTGGAGGGGAGAGGGGCGGTTTGAAGAATGCTCGGGCTGGAAGAGTTGAACCGCTCGCTGAGAGGGACTCCGGTGAATGGGTCGGCGGATTTGATTTGGGAGGGATTCTGAACGACCAACTCCGAGGTCATTCCTTTTCGTCCGGTTAACCCTCTTACTGAGTCAAAAGGAATACGGGAATCCGCAATCAGATCAGCCACAGTTTTTGACCACGAAGTTTGCTCGAACGGCATACGCAAGACCCTCTTCGCGTCTTGTAGAGCAGAGTCGTACGCAAGCTGGGCGATGATGAATTTCCCTGTCTCGGGAGAGTAGTTACCCCCATTGGCGCTCACCAAGGGGTTCTCGGCTTTCACATAGACACTATCACGCCTAAATTCCACTTTACTTGGGTCAACTCCGAGTCTTTCAAATTCGCCCTCGTTTCCGGTCGGACGAACACTAACTTTATCTGAAGTCATATCCGACAATACCGCATCTTCCGCGACGTAATACCCCGGACCAAAATTCAATTCTGTGCTACGCGCAGGAGGTAAAGGAACGCCGTCAACGTAGAACCCAAACCGGACCCCTTTCCGGTTATACCCCGCAGCCTTCGCCGCCGCATCCACCAACGCCTGCGCCTCGGCAAGCTCCCCGGGCGTCAAACTGTCCTTGCGGGCTTCGAGTTCGGCGTGGCGGGCTTGTGCTGGCAGCTCGGCGGCGCGGAGGGTGGTGCCGGTGTCGGACTTTACGCTTGAAAACGTCTCTCCCATCTCAGTAACAATTTGAAACACCAGACGGATAACTCCAGTGCCGTATGTGGCTCTCATCTCATTTCCGACCTGAGTGAATTCGCTGCCAATCGAATTTCGGTTGAGGGTCGGATGTCTCCAGATATTTCCTCCGTTAGAGCGAGACGCTGGAACACTGAGCGTGACGAGATTACCGCCTTTCGTCCATTTGATCGAACCGTCTTCATTGGTAACTTGAACGCCTAAATCAAGCATCTCCAATAGCTTCTCAGCCGTTCCAACTTGGACGCGCGCCTTGATGGCGGCCCGCTTCGTGAGAAACGACTTCGGAAGCAGGATGCCCATTTTATCAACCCCGGTGTCCGTGGTGTAGGTGATGACCTTTCCTGATCCTCCAAGAGCTTTCATCGCGGCCATGAGGTTGCCAGTGGCGATGGCGCTTTCTCCACCAACGTCTGTGGTGTCAGTCCATTCTTTCGCCGACTCGTAAGGGCTTGGCGTGAACGCTTCGTTCAGTTGAGTCACTGGCACGCGGAGCGTCTCGCGGCTGTCATTCACACGAATCACCGCGATTTGCTTGCTGGGAGTCAAGAGGTGTTCGTTGTCCATCTTGATCTCTTCAATTACTCCAAGTCCCGAATTCCCGTCATTGCGCTTCACGCTTCCGAAGCGGCCAATAAGGGAGATTGAAGACGCGATGACGTTTCGTTGGGCGCGTTGGTTTGAAAGGAACTCTGCGCGTTTTTCATCATCCCATTTCTTCACCGCTCGCTTGGCTTTTTGGTCGGCGTGCTGATTCGCCATGGCGTCCGCATCAGAGAGATACTTCTGGAGAATCCGCTTTGATTGCGCCTTGGCGTCGCGTGCAAGCTCAACGGCGGCGTCGCCAGTCAACGGTTCTTTTCCAACTTTAGTTTCCACCGTTTCGATGTATGACGGATCAGAAAACGCTGAATCGCCTTCAGCTTGCTCCGTGAAGACTTCGCTGGAAATCGTCTTGGCCTGAAGGTCGAGAGCTTTCGCTTCCAGTGCATTCGCTCCGATCTGGTCGAGATAGGAGATGTATGCCTGATAGTCGGCAATGGTCTTTTCCCAGAAAATCTCCTGCTCTTCCACGGGCAGGATTGCGAGATAGCCCGTAATCGTCCGGGCGATGTATCCGGCGGGCTGGTCTTCAACCGCTCCTTGTGCGTCTTGAAACGAGAGCGCGTTGCCTGTCAGTTTGTCGAAGAACTTCGCCAGCGAAGATCCCAGCGGGCGGAGTTGACGCTGTAGGTCCGGGTCGCGCTCGAACACCCGGTAGGCGACTTCATCACCATACTGGTTGAAAATATCGACAGCGGTGTTGCCCTCGCTCACGTCCGTCTTGGCGTTGGACGTGGTGTTGGCATTGAGCATGGACATTTTCTTGCCCAAGATCGCGGCGGGCCGCTTCTCCGCAGGGAGCGCGGTTTGCAGAAGGATGAACTCCGGTTTCACTACCTGCCCGGAGCGGTGAATCCGTCCGAGCGTCTGCATGAACTCGTTGATGTCGAGATTCGGCTGGGCGACGACCATCACCCGCGTTGCCTGATTCTTGGCCTTTTCCGAGGCGTGCAGGCTGATGCCGGTCGATCCGCTCTGGTTGATGACGAGGAAATCCAAGTCCTCGTTGTTGAATGCGGACTGCACCACCCGGCGGGCGGGCTTGCTGGTGTCCTGCGCGGAGCGGGCGTAAATCTCGCCGTCCACGTCGATTCCGCGCTTGCGCCCGGTGATTTCTCCGGTGCGGATGCCCTCGCGCTCCACTGCTTGGCGCATGGCGTCGATGGGGGAAAGCGGAAGGTCTCCAAGGTCGGCTTTTTCGATTTGCTCGCGGGCGTTGACGAACACGTCCCACATGGCGCGGCGCATCAGTTCGGCGGCGACGTCCTCGTTGATGAGGATGATAGTATCTCCGGTTTCTGGGTCGCGACTGGTTGACACGATCCGCGCCTCAAGCTCACGGCTGGAAAGCTCCTCAAACTCTGGCAATCCATCTTCCGTGACTTCAAAGGTCTCCACCTCGCCACGACCGAAAGCGCGGTTGCCGCTGTTAAGGAAGCGCATCTGGTCGAGGTAGCGAAGAACCAAGCCCTTGTAGCTCATTTCAAATCCGCCTGTCTCCAGCGCGTCGATGGCGCTTTCCATGGTGGATTGCAAGGCGACGACCACCTTCTTTCCCGCCCGGATTTCCCGGATTGCCGTATCGGCAGCGGACTGTGTTTTGATCGCCAGCAGGTATTGGCCGACGATGTTGTGGAGCTTGGACGAGAAGTTGACGGTTTCGAGTTTTGCCCGGTTGGCGGCGGGGACGCTCATCCGTCTTCCAGCGGCGGCGATGACGCTGTTGATCGCTTCCGCCGCTTGGCGCATGGCATCCTGCACGGTGACGATCTCGCGCAATGAGCCAGTGAGGGCGTCGGCAAGGTCGCGGTCGCGATCCGAGCTTTCCTCGGCAATCTGCGTGGTGAAGCTCACCCCGTCGAAGCTGCGCTCGCGTCGGAGGTATTGTCCATCTTGGGCGAGCATCGAGGAAACCACCTGCATGGCGGGAACTCCGCCCCGGTTCATCAGGTCGGTGAGGTCTGCCATGTTGCCGTTGGTCAGCATCCCCACGTTGGTCTTGAAATAGATGCCCATGTTCTCCGGGCGTTTCACCGACGTTGCCGACGAGTAATAGACGCGGGGCGAGCGACCGATGATGTCAGCCACGCGCCAACCCGTGGTGCTTTGGCCGGAGGCGAGGTGGCTTTCATCGAGGATGAAGACCGCGTTGGGGGCGAGCCTGCGGAGCGTCCGCATCCGCCAGTTGTCGGCGGGCGGTTCCCCGGCGTTGCGAGCGGTGGCGCGGTCACGCTTGGTGAGTCCTTTCGCGTCGTCGGATTGGATCTGGCTGTAAGTGACGAAGATGGCGTTGGACTTGCCGGGGAGAGTTTTAATCGGCGCTTGCTCTTCATTTTCGCCAATATGATCCAAGTATCCCCGATAGGCGTCCATGGCAGTTTTGCCCCGCCCAACGGTGAATAATCCCGGTGCAACAATATGCCAATCTGGAAGTATGTTTGGAGTCGTCCCTGATGCATTCGATACAAGTCTGGAAGCTACTCCTGGAGCAACCAATTCGTAATCAAACCCCGGCCCTCTACCACTTGGCAGCTTTGATTTGATTTGCTCAGGCGTTAAAATCGCAGCCCCGCCATTCGCCGACGATAGGTTGGCGAAATACTCCTGCCCATAATCGAGCTTCTGCTTTTTCGCGGAAGTGAATTGGAGTTGGGTATCCATCACGGCGGGGATGATCTCCGGCGCGGCAATGTCAGGAAGATCCTCGGTAAGCATTGTATCGTGCAAGCCGGAATCCTTGGTCATGAAGACCGGGATATATCCTTGATTCACGGCGTATTTCATCAAAGCGGCAGCGATCCGGCCCTTGCCGATTCCCGTCTGGTCGCCGACGATCAATGCTCCGCCTTTTTCAAAGTTCCAGATGGCGGCGGCTACCGCGTCGATCTGCTCGCCTGCGAGGTATGGGATGATGTCCACGCCCTCCGGGTATCCGAGCTTCTCATGGACGAACTTCGTGAGGTTGCCACCCAAGTCCCGCTTGATCCGAGCGAAAGCATCCGCCACCGGGCCAACCATATTCCTCGGCAAGAGCGTATCCAGCCCTTTTTCTCCACTGAACGGCGTGTATTCCGCCTGAAACTTGCCGGATTCCTTTACCGGAGTTCTGACGGCTCCAGCGGGATTGCCGCTTGGGTCAGAAGATCCACGAGTTCCTGAGTTTTCTCCAGATGGTTCCGTTCCTTGCTCCACTCCGGCGGGCTGATCTCCAACAACGCCATCGCGTTCGCCGCCCACTCCGCCAGTTCCTTGATTGTCTCCTGACTCGGTTTCTGAAGACTCGGAAGAAACGGTGTCACGGGTCGTCCCTCCTGTTCCATCCTGTCCGCCACTCGATTCAGGTCGTGAACTAGAAATCTGCGGTCTTCCCACGTTTCCAATTCCGGCGAGAGCATCAACCATGCCGCGAACTGAGTCGCGCACTTCTTCCTCGCTAAGGCGATTGAGTTGGATTCTTTGTTCATCTGTCAGTTGGGTAGTTTGAAAAACATCGTCCCACGTCGCAAGCATACGCGGGGCTTTGGCCGATGGCAAGGAGGTTCTGGAAGCCTTGCGGCCTTGGATCACGATCACATCGACATTCCATCCCGCGCCCTGCTTGGCGTAAAGGTCGCCATCGACGGTGAAATGATCCACCACTCCAAAGTTGTCGTGGAGGTGCTTGAAGAACGCGGCTTTCGCGCCTCGCCCGTAGTGTTCTTTCCGAGCGGCTTCCGATCTGGCAGTTTTGGCGGGTCCGCCGATGATGAAGACAGCGCGACCGTCCGGCGTCATGCTCCCGAGCTGCTTAAGCATGATCGCGTGGTCGATAGTGGATGTTTTTCCTGCTGCCGTTATCCACGCGATGTTGCTACCATCTTCGGCCATCACTGAGCCAAACGGTGGGTTTGCTGCGATCCGGTCAGGCGATTGGCTGGGAGTCCATGATGTCGCGTCTTCGCTGGTCATTGTCCAACCGGATGATTCAGAAATGGCCAACTTCGTGCGCTCATGGCGAGCGTCGTCGATTTCATTAAATTGCACCACTTGGTCGGCAGTTGATTCCATCAAAAGCATCCCGTGTCCACCGGTCGGCTCGACAAGAACCTTTCCGCCCGCGATGTCAGCAAGGCGGCTTGCGACGTAGGCGAGTGGTGACGGCGTAGAATATGCTTGATTGATCTTGCTGGTGCTGGTCTTGGCGTTGAGCGATGGCTGGCGGTCGTAGAGGCGAACAAGGGCGTTAAACGTGCGTTCCTGCACATTATCCGTTCCATCCGCATAATCATCAACTCGCTTAACCATTTGGTGAGCTGCGGCGGTGATCCCTGCTTCAATCGCTTCATCCAATTCCTTGCGGGTGAGCGTTGAGGACAATGGCTCGGCTGACTTGATTCGATCAACCGTCACCGTTTCGCCATCAAGGAGCATGTCACGGGTGTTATTGGAAACGCTTTGCAACACCTTGCCTTTGGCGTTGTTGAAATCAGAACCAGCCTCGGCCTGATTTGCTGGCTTGTCCAACCCCGCATAAACTCCAGCCCAATCGCTAGCTTGCGGGAGAGTCGGGTAATTTGAGCGAAGAACGCTCCACACGGCGTCAGAATAAGCGCGGAGTTTTCCACCGCCGACTTTTTCCAACTTGGCCGCAAGGTCGGCAGGTGTGCGGACGCCTGCATCGTAAAGCTGGTCGGCCACGTCCATGAATGTAGCGCGCTTGTCGCGGGGGATGCCTTTTGACTGATAAGGGTCTGGTTCAATAAGTGGCGCGGCTTCGAGTCCGTCCACCATGTCGGAGAATGCGTCTTTTAGGGCTTGCTCGTCGGGGGTGAGGGCGGGCGCGGACGGCACATAAGGCTTGAGTATTGGCGTAACAAACGATCTTGGCGTGAGTTTTTCCTGCGCGTCTTCACT